ATCAATAGCTGTCTGACGCTCCAACCGGTCGATTTCTTTACCGAGATTGACAACCTCGGTTTCCATCTTTTCATAGACTGCAGTGTCCTCGCCTGATAACAGCCCATTGTCGCTGCGGTTGCTGTCAAGGAAGGCTTTAGCCGCATCCCATGCTTTCGCGCGCTTCTCGCGCAGTTCAAGAATTTTACTCATTATATTGTCCTCCTTAAAAATTTAGTGAGAAATTAAAGAGAGCCGCTTTTCCAGCGACTCAATCGGGGTACCTGTGGGTTTTTGCTCTGCCTGTTTCTTAGGCAGCTTTTTTCGCATGGCATTCACAGTTGCCACAACCATTGATCTGCTGTTCCACATAAATGGTGATGCGTCCTCGGCGGGATCTTCTGCCTCTTCATCAAACAGCATAGAGTCCGCGAAACCAAGGTCGACCGCTTTCTTTGTACTCATCCAAGTTTCCGAATCCATCATGTGTGCCAGCTTGGTCCGCGAGAGTCCGGTTTTCAACTCATAACTGTTGATTATGGACTCTTTGACCTCGTTCAGCATTTCGATGCCTTGTTCCAAATCCTGTACCTCACCAAAAATCAAAGATGCCGGATTATGAATCATCATCATAGATGTGGGTGACATCAGCACCTTGTCGCCTGCCATGGCAATAACCGAGGCGGCGCTGGCCGCAAGGCCGTCTACCTTGACGGTAATTTTACCGTTATGCTCCTTCAGCATGGTGTAAATCTGACTGGCCGCAAAGCAATCGCCGCCTCCGGAATTAATCCAAACGATTAAATCGCCTTCGATAGTTTCAAGTTCCGCAGCGAATTGTTTCGGTGTTACGTCATCATCAAACCATGACGTTTCTGCAATATACCCGTCAATCCGCAGTACATCTTCCTCCCCCGAGGAAGTAAAGTTCCAAAATTTCCTCATTTAGTTTCCTCCTTCATTCTTTGCCGCAAACGCTCCGGCATCCGCCAGCTTGGTCATATTGCCGTTCACAAGATACAAATCGCCCCCTTCTTCGGCGGGAATCCGATTCATGTTTTCCAGTTCCCGGATATCGTTGGTGCTCATCCAACCGTTTTGACGAGCGGTGGAATAGCCGGTCATCCGACTGGCATAGTCGCCGCGCAGCAAACCGTCGAGATTAAACCTCACAAAATAATCGCCTTTTTCAGACGGAAGTATGAGGGCTTGCTGCAAAGCCTGTTCCCACCGGACAACCCACGGATCAAGCGTATATTTAACGAACTCCAGGGATTGCTGTTCGATGTTTGAGAAACTGGACTTTTCCAAATCCCCGACCATATGCGGCGGCACCCTGAAAATCCGGGCGATTTCGTTAATCTGAAATTTACGCGTTTCTAAAAATTGCGCCTGCTCCGGGGAGATACCGATGGTCTGATATTTCATTCCTTCTTCCAAAACTGCGATTTTGTGTGCCTTATTACTGCCCTGATATGCGCTGTTCCAGCTATCCTTTACTCGCTGCGGATCTTTGACAACGCCCGGGTGTTCCAACACACCGCCCGGAGCGGCACCGTTGGCAAAGAATGATGCGCCATATTCTTCGGTAGCCATTGCCATACCAACAGCGTTTTTTGCCATCGCAATCGGTGAGTAGCCCACTAACCCGTCAAAGCCAAGCCCGGGTATATGCAGTACCTCATCGCCCGGCAATATGACTGTACCGCTGGATATATCAATGCGACTCTCTTTGCTATCACGGCGGTAAGTATAGAAAATCTCACCGTTTGCCGCCCGATCCACTTCCACTCGGTTTGGTAACAGAGGATAGAGGGCGAGGGCATTTCCACGGCCATCGCGGATAATTTGTGCATAAGCATTGCCCCATAAAAGAAGATGACTCATCAGTGTTTCTCGAAACACAAAGGAAGTCATCTCAGGGTTTGGCTCGTCGTGGAGCAGGTAATATAATGGGTGGTCAATGACTTTTTCCTGACCGCCATCGTCTCTGTATTTATAAATGTGAACAGGCAGTCCCGCAATGGACTCGGCCAGTATCCTGACACAGGCGTATACTGCTGTAGTCTGCATGGCTGTGCTTTCATTTACGGATTTGCCGGATGATGTGCCGCCAAAGAGAAAACTGAACGAACTGCCCACCTTGTTTTGCGGTTTATCACGTGACCGAAACAGACCTGAAAATATGCTCATTGGCATTATCCTCCTTAAATTGAGTATCAAAAAAACACCTGTTTCCAGATGCTTTAGGTTACAATTGTAAAATTATTTTCCGTGCCATAGGTTGAAATCGTCAGCACACGGGATTATGCTATTAAGTATATCAACAATATTAACCCATCAGCTGCAATCCTTACCGTCCAAAAATGTTCATCACCCCATGCAGAAGCATCGTCGAATAACTGTTTTTTGTTTTAAGACGCACAGCACCCAAAACAACTCCGAAACACAAACCTGTAATAACTTTCCACAACATGGCAGCTGCAAGTCCGGTTTCGGTTCTAAAAGCAACGGCCTCAATATACCCAAAATGCCAAAGGCCAAACAGTACAGTGGATACTACATAGGTTATCCATTCTTTGTCAAAAATGGTGTTGAGTTTATTCCAAATATATCCTCGGAATATCAATTCCTCAAATATCGGTGTCACAACGCTGCTGTAAAAAAGTAGTATGATTGCCTGAAATCCGTCTAAATAATTAGACGGTGCCGCCATAAATAAAATGACCGCTGCACTTGTTCCTATGATATAAAATTTGCCGAAATGTCCAGGAAATACGGATAAAGACACCTTTTGCTTCCTTGCAAATATAATGAACAAAATTGTAAGAACAATCATTCCAATCATTGAAGCAATGTGGTCCGAAAAATTCGTTCTCCGGACAAAAATAAAGATAAATCGTTCTATACAAAACAAAAGAATCTGGATAACTATTAACATGCTGATCATGTGTGATAAAGTTTTTACTTTGCTATTCTTCATTTTTTGCCTCCAAGGATTATCTGAAAACTGTACCAATAATCCAAAATACTACTATCTGATTATCATAATTTTCTTAATTATACCACCGAATAATAAACTTTTAAAGTATCAGTAACCCTCTTTCACTGTAAACACTCTCGCTGCTGCCATTTCCGCAGCGGATAGCACGGTCAAGCGCCATGATGGCGGCGACAGCGCCGTCGATTTTTTCTGTAGACTTTTCCTTATCCGGCTTGATGTTGCCAGCCGGATCGCTCTTGATGAAAATATTATCCATCATCCACCGCAGCACCGGATGCCCGCCGTGGGCGAGTTTTTCCTCCAGTGTCAGCTTCATCAGTTCCTTGGTCGGCGGCGACATATCCTTGAACCCCTGGCCGAAGGGAACAACAGTGAATCCCAGCCCCTCAAGATTCTGCACCATCTGCACGGCACCCCAGCGGTCAAAGGCGATCTCACGGATGTTGAACCGCTCGCCCAAGTTCTCTATAAATTTTTCAATGTAGCCGTAATGTACTACATTTCCCTCGGTGGTCAGCAGAAACTCTTGCTTTTCCCAAAGGTCATACTGCACATGGTCACGGCGGACACGAAGATCGATATTGTCCTCCGGCATCCAGAAGAAAGGCAGGATTTGAAACTTATCCATTTCATCCTCCGGCGGGAATACCAGCACAAAGGCTGTGATGTCCGTGGTAGAGGATAAATCCAATCCACCGTAGCAGACACGCCCTTCCAGTGATTCCGATGAAACTGGAAATGCACAGGCATCCCACTTTGCCATGGGCATCCAGCGGACAGCCTGCTTTACCCATTGGTTTAAGCGAAGCTGGCGGAAGCTGTTCTCCTCGGCGGGATTCTGTTTTGCTGAATCACAGGCTGCTTTGACCTTATCCATACCCACCGTGATGCCCAGCGAGGGATTCGCTTTCTTCCATACCTTGGGGTCAGTCCAGTCCTCATCTTCTTTCGCACCGTAGATAATTGGATAGAAGGTGGAATCGTGCTTGCGCCCCTGTAAAATATCCAGTGCCTTTTGGTGGGTCTCATAGCAGATGCTGTTGGTGTCGCTGCCTGCAGTGGTGATGAGGAAATACAGCGGCTGGGTTCTGGCGTCGCCGGAGCCCTTGGTCATAACATCAAACAGCTTTCGGTTCGGCTGGGTGTGGAGCTCATCGAACACCACGCCGTGTATATTAAAACCGTGCTTAGAGTAAGCCTCAGCTGAAAGCACCTGGTAGAAGCTGTTGGTGGGAAGATAAATAATCCGCTTGGTAGAAGCAAGGATTTTCACCCGTCGGGATAATGCCGGACACATCCGCACCATGTCAGCGGCCACCTCAAAGACAATGCCGGCCTGCTGCCGGTCTGCGGCACAGCCATACACCTCGGCGCGTTCTTCACCATCGCCGCAGGTGAGAAGTAATGCAACCGCCGCCGCAAGCTCTGACTTGCCTTGCTTCTTGGGAATTTCGATATATGCCGTGTTGAACTGGCGGTAGCCGTTGGGCTTGAGGATACCGAACACATCACGGATGATCTGTTCCTGCCAGTCGATGAGGGCGAATGGCTTTCCCGCCCAGCGTCCCTTGGTGTGGGACAGTGCCTGAATGAACGCCGCGGCATAGTCGGCGGCGGCTTGGTCGTAGGCCGAATCAGCCGACATGAAGGACGTGGGTTTATATTTTTTCAATTTTCGCATTGCGGCTGACACCTCCTAACTGCATAAACAATGACCTGCCAATGGTAAGCCGTCAAATCTATTTGTACAAGATACAGAAGCCGTCCGGCTTCCGTTCCCCCGATATTCGGTTTTTAGAAAAGCTCTTCGATCTTGCTAAGTTCAGCGGTAAGTCTTGCTACATCTTCGACAAGGCACTGTCTGCGAAAACCGTTTTTGCAGGCTTTGCCCTCATCGGTAAGTTTTGCAATCTCCGCTCTGCGTTTTGTAATAACCTCAATCTCGTTGCCTTCCCGTGCATCCTTGTAATCCCTCTCAAATCTTGTCATTTTCGTTTCCTCCGTTTGCTGTGTTTTCCCTTTCGGTAGTAACATATTCGCTCTAAAACGGATAAATAGCAAGTCAATTCTGAGATATATACTACACAATCATCTGAGCCTGGAATTGTGTATTTTATGGCTGTCTCTGCTGACAGCGGCAGCTCATTTTCCACTATGGGAAAGGAAAAGAGCCTCCGCAGAAGCCCTTCTAATCTGTTCCCTTATTCTACCGTAAGCGATATCAGGTCGCCGGATGTTTCATCGCAGTCATATTCTACCTTTTTAAGTTTTTCATCGTAAATGTCCACTCCGCCGACCGATTGAATCACCACCCCATATTTCACACTCAATTTCTCAAGTTCCGCTACGAATTTTTCATAATTTGTCATGTTCTTTTCCTCCGCTTCGATTTGTTTTCCCTTTCGGTGTGTACATATTCGCTCTTTTCGCAGATAATAGCAATACGATTACTACACAATCATTTGCGGAGGATATTGTGTATATTATGGTTGCCTTTGTTTGCAGCGGTGTATTGTTTTAAGAATAGAATTTTGTTCTTCGGCACCAACCCCAATGCTCTCCAGAGCCTCACGTGTGCCGCAGTCGGGGCAGATAAGCGTTTCGTTGTCCTGCCTTGAAAGGGCTGGCACTCCGCTGTAAATCGCTCCACAGCGCAGGCAGGTTTTAAGCCTGATTTCATTTGTATTCTTCATATCAATACCTCCTGCTGTTTTCCACAGCCTTGAATAAAAACTTTTTATCAAATCCGAAGGATTCATACCCCTCAAGACAGGTGCGGATATAAAAATCACTGGGTAATCCGCGCTGCCGTTCCTCATGCATGATATACACGAAAACATCCCTGACTCTGATTTTCCCTGTCCGGATTCCCTTGATGGGAAGTTTCATTTCCGCTTTATAGTAAAAATCAGGGTATCCCTCATAGCGGTCAAGGGCAAGCTCATCCGTTTCCGTCACTTCCCATGCAGCGACCGGAACGCTACCACCAGCCTTCGGCTCTATGGTGAGGTAAGAACCTGTCTTGCTTCCCTTAAAGAGAAGCTCGTAATCTTCAATCACTGATGTCCCAATAATCCCCGCCCGCGGACATCGCATCCTCATCTGCCTAATGTTTAAGTTGCTGCCATAAGCAATGTAATATCTTTTCTTCATAATGGTAGCCATCCTTTCCGAAGGGGTCACCCTTCTACCACTTTAAGACCGCCGCAGCGGTCAAACTGTTTTTAAGGTGGCAGGAGGCTAACTCCTGCGTGCCCTTCAAGCGGCTCTGCCGTTTCTAAAGGCTGTGTCGCCTGCAAGTCTTTTTGTAAGGATGTCCCTTGCGGTTTTGAACTCATCCCCGATGAAGCCGAGGCGAAGGAGCCAAGTCCTCATAGCATATTTGGGATTTTCGTTCTGCTGTGGCTTTGGGTGTTGTTCTTCAAGTTAATTGATGTTCATTTCTTCAAATTAATTGATGGCAGTTTTTCATCTATTCTTCAAACGAGTCAGTGCAATTGATGGGACATATCCACAATAAATAA